AGAATTAAATAACGTTTTGCAATAGTTCCAAAATATGAATATGCTTTTGCACCTTTTGATTGATCATATAAGTGAATTTTAGAAAGAAGGAATGTAATTACTTCATGTTGTAAATCTTCAATATTATCTACTTCTGTATAATAAAATTTAAAAGTATGAATAATATTTTCTGTTAATTTAAAGAAAGCATAATGGATGCGCTCACGATATATCTTATCTTTTAACTCAAAGTCTGTTGTTGAGTTATACTCGTTAATAGCATTTTCTGTATCTTGAGTGAAGTATTGAACACCTTTAGGTTTTCTTTTTTTAGCCTCTTGTATTTCAATCATAAATTTTTAATTTGGAAAGCATTTAATGCTTCTTGAAGTTGTTTAATAGATTGGAAAAAGAAACCAATTTCATCATCTGATTCAAATGAACCTTTATGATCTATTTCTTTAAGTTTTTTATCTGATAATTCGATTATGCCTGATATTTTACTCAAATATTCCATATATCCCGCTAAAATATCCTCTTGGCGCTCATTCTTTTTAAGAAGGTTAAAGGTCGTGAATCCTAAGACCACGACCGCTAAGCCTAATATTATTGTTAATACCATCATATACTATCTAACATGTTCATTAAACCTTGAGACTTAACATTACTTAATGTTTTTGTCTTAATTGTTTGTTTAGGTGCTTTAGTAACAGCAAAATTATTTACTTTCTTAACTTCACCTTTTAATTTAGGATTCCATTCACGCTCAAATTCAATACGAGCAGCCATTAAATCTGCTTGATGAACAATATAAATTAATGAAGTACGAGGTTTAGTTTCTGGTGACCAAGACATTAAGTATGGCTTATTAGCATCATCATATAAACCATCATGTAGTTTAATTGTTAACCACTCATTTTTAGACATTTGGATACCATGAGAAAGTAATAAATGTAAACTACGATCTGGTACTGGCATGAATTCTAGACGATCATTAAATTTATAGTCTTCACCTAGTTTATCTTTACGCCATTGGTCATCCTGAGGGATATATGCTTCATGTTGCTCATCACCCATCTTACCTAGGTCATGATTTAAAGCTGAGAATACTAATTCTTCTTTAGTATAAGTAGATTCATCTACTCCCATTTCAATCCAAACATCGTTTAATTTAAGAGCGCAATCTACTACTCGTAATACGTGATCTATATAACCACCTGGGAAAGCATTATGGTATTCCTTCTTATGAGCAGCAGGCATTAACATGATGCGTTCTGAGTATTTAGAATAAAAATCTAATAATTGTGAACAACGAGGTTCACTGATGTAAGATTTAATAGTTTCCTCAAAATCTACCCAGTTTTGTTGGATTTGTTCTGCTGTTAAATTCATATTAATTATACATTGTTTGTTCAGACTCAACGAATAAACGAGTTTGTTCAATTATATCTTTCAGTTTATTAATACCTTCTAAATATACTTCTAGAGGTTGTTCTTGTTTAATGATAAAATTTAATTGGTTAGCGAGACTATCCATTTTATCTAATTGGTGTAATACGTTGTCTTTGTTTTTCATACGTTTATTATTTGTTTATATACCCGTGGTTACATTTCACGTCTTTTATTTCCTACGTTTTAGATGTTTCCTAAAACCCGTATCTATATAATACGAATTAGGACTTGTGAGGCCAAGCTATTTTTAAGAGGGGTTTGCTATGTCTTGTATTTTTTTAAGAAGAGCACAATTCTCATATTCTTCTAAATCTTCAAAATGAGAGAGTGCTGATGATAATGCTTTTAAGAAATGTTCATCTGAGTATAATATGAGACAATCACGATGCATTTGATTAGTGGTATCTATTTTAGAAATATGATCCATAGCCCTAGCGAACACCATCATACCACCAGCTAACTTAATGTCATCTATGTCTAATTTAGGATCAGATGATTCAAAGAATTCTATCATCTGTTTACTAAATACCTTATAATTTATGATTAACTTTTTAAACATTCCCATCCAGACAATAGGGTGACTTGATAAGTCTACTTGAGTAGTACTTTCAATTTCCTCTTCAGGAGACTTAAATGAGTTAAAAATATCGTCAATATTCATATATCTAAATATATGTTAAGTAGGGAAATAGCGGCTTTAAGCCGCTTTAACCATCAAATCAACCCTTTAATAATTGTTTGATATATCGAGTTTTTAACTCACTTATTTTATTTTCTAACTGTTTTACTCGTTTATTTAGAGTATAAAGATAAGTAATTGATAAAATTGTCTCAATAAGTAAAATAGCTGTTAATAATAACATAGTAATAAATTTAGTGCGCCCTACAGGAATCGAACCTGTCACCCGCTGATTATGAGTCAGCTGCTCTAACCAAATGAGCTAAGGGCGCTATTGTACTCAAGGCAGGAGTTGAACCTGCACGGGCTGCCATTATAATGACCACATCTTATTCAGACACTTTTTTACCCACGTTGTTATAACCATACGTCGCGTCTACCATCGACCAGGGCCTCCTGATCCTTTCGCCACTTGAGTATATGATGAATATAATATATATATATTAGGAAGCCAAACTCTTTTTGATAAAAAAAGCCGGGCTTAACCCGGCTTTAAACAACTACTTATATTTTGCGTTATAGTTGTTCATCTGTATTAGTAGGTGGGGTATTGCCGTCATTTTGCGTGTTATTCTTGGCTTGCTGCTTCATTTTAACAATGTTTTCTATAACAGTTAAACCTAATCCACCACCAGCAATTAATGCGATTGAATCGAACATGAATTCAGGTGTGATATGTTCCTCATTCTTATAAGTAGCTATGTACGCTAAAGATATAACAACAAATAAAGATAATAGAGCAGCGAAACGTTTGCTTGAAGTATCAGAAGTGCCTGATAATAAGTCGGTAAAGAATTTTTTCATAATGTGTGTTTTAATATAAATACAACAAAGAAAGGAGCTTTCGCTCCCTTCTTAATAACCAATCCTAAATCAATTAAGCAGCAAACTCAGCTGCTAACTCATACAATTTAGCATTCAAATCTAAGTCTTGTTTAAAGTTCTTAATCTTACGAGCTTTTCTTACTTTAGCTCCTGATTGATATTCAAACATACCTTGAGTAATTTTTTCTTGAATCACATTAAACACACTCCATAAATCAGAACCACGATCTTCAGGTCTAGTAGCTGTAGTTAAGGCGTTATAATCAATTGCAATATTTTGCGCTTGTTCTTCACCAAAACGTATTTGAACTGCTTTACGAGCAAAATCTAAAATTTGTTCTTGAGCCAGTTGTGTTTGTTTAAATCGATTCATTGACTCAACTGCTAACGGTAATGCTTCTACCATTGTACTAATAACAGTTTGCAACTCAGTAAAATCATATCCGTAGTGACGAATTTTCATATTTTCAAACTCTTGGGTTGAAATTACTAAACCATTCTCACAAATCATTCGAAACAAACCAGCTGTGAATGTAAACGCATTTTTACCATCATGACTATTAGTTAATAGAATTTGTGGAAAAACATTATCACCATCAGCACCCTCAATGAACAAATCATTGTTACGGAACACTACTAAGTGTTTTTGAAAACCTTCACCTTTACGGGCGCGTACTTGTTTAGCATCTACTACACCCCATCCTAATTCTTCCATATCATCAATGATTTGTTTAGTTGAGATGTGTGAATACTTCTGACTAGTGCCTGGGGCACTTGTAGTTGTGAAAATTGAACTTGCTTTCTCTTTAATTTCAGAAGCAGTTAAAAACGTGTTGTTGTTTAAATCTAGTGGCATAACCTTTATTTATTTATTTTATTTATAATTCTTGAATTAATGAACACATACGACCAATTGTGTTTCTGTATTTTTCTCTATAATCCATTCTCCATGGATCCTTATCTATATCCTGAGCTAAAAGAACTGCCTGGTCAGCATATATCTTTAACTTTTCAGATGTTGAACCTTCAAATTCACCTTCTAAGGCATCAATTGTAGGTACAATAAATATCTTTTGAACTGCCTTACGGCCTCTTTTTTTAGGTTCAGCTGTGCTTACTTCTAATTTGACTTCTTGTTTCTTTGTC